GGCGGCGCCACTGGTCCTGTCGGAACGATTGTAGAAAAAAGAGTAGCGCAAGCGGATTGGAACGTAGATACATTTGATGGGAATGGTGATGCATTAAGAACTCTAGATATCACCAAAGCGAATATCGTATTTATTGATATTGAATGGCTTGGTGTTGGAGATGTTAGAGTTGGGTTTGTGGTTGATGGTGTTATGAGAGTGGCACATATTTTTCATAATGAAAATATTTGTCCATCTACATATATGACAACAGCTTGTCTTCCAATCAGACTAGAGATAGAAAATACTGGAACAACTGCATCTCCATCATCGATGAAACAAGTGTGTTCTTCTGTTATTTCTGAAGGTGGATATGATTTGAAGGGAACATCATATTCTGCGTCAAGAGGAGTTGTTGGTTATCAAACTCTTAATGGATCTGGAACTGCAACTCCTACAATTTCCATTCGATTGAATTCTTCATATCTAGATCAGATTGCAGTCTTATCTGAATTGGCTATTTTATTAGATACTAATACAAACTTACAATATAAATTGTTGTTGAATGCAACAATAAATCCAACAAATTGGGTTACATCTGCTTCAGGTAGAATAGATTATAATATCGATGCAACTACAGTTAGTGGTGGAACTGAGATATTATCTGGTTTCGTAGCTTCTCATTCAACAATTTCATTGCAATCAACATCTATTCAATTAGGAAGAACAGTAGTAGATACTTCTAAATCTATAACAGGAATATCTGATGTACTCACACTAGCATTAACTTCTTTTGGTAATAATACAAAAGTTGCCACTCTATTGGGATGGTCAGAATTAATTTAATATGACTACTCTGAATTTCAATACATCATCGAATTCAATAGTCGATTCATCAATATCAATAACATCCCATAATTTAATAACTGGAGTTAATGTAAGATATCAAAATGGCTCTGACCCATCACCATATAATATTGGTTTGACAGATGGAACCGAATATTATGTTGTAGTTAAAAATACAAATGCAATTTATCTGACATCTAATTTAGATGATATACAATTCTTTTTGAGTTCATTTGATGATTTAATTAATTTGAATGAAAATTCCATTTATATCGATGAACACAATTTTTCTACTGGTGATAGAGTTATATATTCTTCTAATGAGGGAATTGATATTGGTGGATTAACTTCTTGGCAAATCTATTATGTAATATCGATTGATGAAAACAAAATAAAATTAGCAACAAATTATTCGAACGCATTGAATAATATTTCTGTTGATTTAACGAATTTGGGTGAAGGATATACTCATTTAATATTTAAATATATTGAGTTATCACCTTCTTCTCTTCCAGGACAAACACATTCATTAGAATACAATTATATTGAAATTGGTGGAGGAGGAGTCTCAGGATCAACTGGATTTACAGGATCAACTGGGTTGACAGGAGCTACAGGTCAATTCGGATCTACTGGATTTACAGGATCTACTGGGTTGACAGGAGCTACAGGTCAATTCGGATCTACTGGATTTACTGGTGCAACTGGGTTTATAGGATCTACTGGATTTACTGGTGCAACTGGATTTATAGGATCTACTGGATTTACTGGTGCAACTGGATTTACTGGTGCAACTGGATTTACAGGATCTACTGGATTTACTGGTGCAACTGGATTTACTGGTACAACTGGATTTACAGGATCAACTGGATTTATAGGATCTACTGGATTTACTGGTGCAACTGGATTTACTGGTGCAACTGGATTTACAGGAGCTACAGGTCAATTCGGATCTACTGGATTTACAGGATCTACTGGGTTGACAGGAGCTACAGGTCAATTCGGATCTACTGGATTTACAGGATCTACTGGGTTGACAGGAGCTACAGGTCAATTCGGATCTACTGGATTTACTGGTGCAACTGGGCCGATTGGCGGTTCAAATACACAAGTTTTATATAATTCTAGCGGAGTCGCCACAGGTTCTGCCAATTTTACATTTGATGGAACTAGGGCAACCATTGCTGCGTTGACGGTAGATACAAGTACATTGTATGTTGATGCAACAAATGATAGAGTTGGTATTGGGACAACGAGTCCTGCGGTTATTTTAGATCTTGGTGGTGGAACAAATTTTGTTAATGGTGTAACATCTTATACTGGTATTTCACCAACTGCAAAAACAATACAAATATATGATGCCACACAATCTTTCTTAAATTTAGTCAGCGGCGTCAACACCAATGGTGCAGTGCTAGGTGGAATATTTTTCAGTAGAAGTCTTGGTCAAAGCGATGCTCACTACAATGTTGCTGGAATAACTGCTTTACAAAATAGTACAGGAACAATTTCTGGTGGGGAATTATTATTTTATACAAAGGCTAACTCTTCACCTACAGAGAAAATGAGAATCAATGTAACAGGTGACATTATTTTCGGAAATGGGGAATCGAGTGCTACAACTACAGCAGCTACTTTAAGAGGACCAGCTAGAACAGGAACAAATGCTGCTGGTTCTAACTTAACTATTGCTACTGGCAATGGAACTGGAACGGGTGGTAGCGGATCTCTAATATTTCAAACTGCTTCTGCTGGATCTTCTGGGACAACGGCAAATACTTTAAGTGAAAGAATGAGAATCGACTCCTCCGGCAACGTCGGTATTGGAACAGCGAGTCCAAAGCAATTGCTGCATGTAGCTGGGCAAGGATTGTTTACAACTAGTACATCAAGTTATGACCCAGGTGATTCAGCCGGATCTGCGGTAAGAATCGGTTACAATACTGGTGGAGATTATGGATATGTAATATCCAACAATACTGGCGTAGCCAGTAAACGACTTCTTGTTGGCGGATCTACTGTTGAATTTCTAGTTAGCGGCGCAGAAAAAGGCCGTTTTAACTCTGATGGGAAGTTTGGTATTGGAACGACGAGTCCATTAACCACACTACAGGTAGGTGCTGTCGCTGCCCTCAACGGCGATGTCACTCTTAGTGCTGGCACCAACATGGTGTATGCCACTGCTACTAGTGGGGCGGCTCTGACCTGGAATGCAAACACCAATGGTGGATATACAAACTCTATCATGGCTCAACTGAAACCTCGCCAGGATACGAGTGCTAACTACAATCTGGATGTATTCTGCGGTACCTGGAACAACAACAACTCTGCTGGAACTGCTATTGCTACATTCTCAAGTTCTGGCAATGTCGGTATTGGAACGACGAGTCCAGCCGCTGGCATTGCGCTGGATGTGGTTCGGGCGTCGGCAGATTCGCAAGTGCGGGCGTACACCGGCACCGTCGATCTCCGGATGTGGGCCTATCACGCCGGGGCTGGGGTTATCGGCACAAACAGTGCCCACCCCCTTATTTTCGCCGTCGACAGTTTGACGGAGAGGATGCGGATCACCACCGCTGGCAATGTCGGTATTGGAACGACAAGTCCAGCCGCTGGCATTGCGCTGGATGTGGTTCGGGCGTCGGCAGATTCGACAGTGCGGGCGTACACCGGCACCGTCGATCTCCGGATGTGGGCCTATCACGCCGGGGCTGCGATTATTGGGACCCACAGTGCCCACCCCCTTATTTTCGCCGTCGACAGTTTGACGGAGAGGATGCGTGTTACTACTGATGGATACCTTCTTGTTGGATACACTTCTTCAAACGGATCATACAAACTCCAGGTTAACTCTCAGATATTTGCTACTAACGCAACCATCGCTACCTCTGATGGACAATACAAGCAGAACGTTGTTTCGTTGCAGTCTGGTTTGGACGTGATAGAAAAGCTCAATCCAGTCACTTTTAACTGGAAGGATCACGATATTCACAACTTTGAGAGTGGTACTCAGGTTGGCTTCATCGCTCAGGAAGTTAAGGAGGTTCTTGCGGATACTCCGTACCTGGATTCAGTCATCAAGCGCAACGAGCTAAAGCGAGACGATGGATCTGTTGAAGAATTCTACGGCATGGCGGATGCCAAGCTGATCCCCGTATTGGTCAAAGCAATTCAAGAACTGAAGGCAGAGATCGACCTTCTGAAAGCAGGAAATTAATGGCTATCACATACGATTGGATCTTCAACCCCTTTGATTCAAGGATCGACTAGATGGATCAAAGAACTTTCTGAACAAAATAAACAGTTATTATAAGAGATAAATAAATTAAAAGGGTAATATATGGCAATTAATTTTACGTGGCAATTCAGCAACTTCAAAGTCAAACCAAGTTTGGATGAACTAGAAGATGTATTGGTTTCCTATGAATGGCGAAGAGGAGCAAAAGATGGAGAGTATTTTATAGATTGTTATGGTTTATTATCTCTATCAGATCCTGACCAAGATTCTTTTAAAGATTATGAAACTTTAACAAAAGATGATATAATTAACTGGACTATTTCCAAATTAACACAAGAAACTGTTGATAATTATGATTTAAGTTTGGTGTCTCAGATTGAAAATTTGAAGAATCCGCCATTAATAACCAAACCCGTTCCTTGGAGCGAATAAAATGATCGATGATAAATTGAATGAAATCTTCGATATAGAGTCTGCACCAAATCAATCAGATATCATTAAAAATGTCCCACCAGTACGAGAAGATATTGATGAAGATGTTGAAGCAGCAAAAAAGATACATCGTGATCTAATGGAAAAATCACAAGATGCTTTAGATAATCTGATTGAATTTGCAAAAGCATCTGAATCACCACGTGCATATGAAGTTGTTGCCAATCTTATTAAGACGACTTCAGAAGTTGCAAAAACACTAGTAGAAATCAAGAATAAAGAAACAAAAGCTAAACCAGAAATTCAGAATAATACACAGAATAATCTTTTCGTCGGTTCAACTGCAGAATTACAGAAGTTCTTGAAAGGACAAAAAGAAGATGTTTAATACAGGTGATAAGAATTATTATCTAAATCCACAAATAAAAAGATCTGGATTATCGGAAGAATACACCACAGAACAGATTCAAGAGTATGTTAAATGTTCACAGGATCCAATATACTTTATAGAAAATTATGTAGAGATTAATTCTCTTGATAGAGGATTCGTGAAATTCAAAACACGTGGTTATCAACAAGATCTAATAGAAAAATACCATAAAAATAAAAAGAATATTGTACTTTCAAGTAGACAGAGTGGAAAAACGATTACTACTGCCTCATTCATTCTTTGGTATATATTCTTTAATCCTGATAAGAATGTTGCAATTCTAGCAAATAAAGCTGCAGTAGCAAGAGAAATTCTAGCAAGAATAGTTGCTTCTTTCGAACGAATACCATTCTTCTTACAACCTGGTGTTAAAATTCTAAATAAAGGTTCTGTAGAATTGGGTAATTCTTCTAGAATAATTGCATCTGCAACTTCAGCATCCGCAATTCGTGGTTTTTCAGTTTCGTTACTTTATCTAGATGAATTTGGTTTCGTAGATAATGCGGAAGAATTCTTTAGATCAGTTATTCCAACAATTTCATCGGGCGAAACAACAAAAGTTATTATTTCATCTACACCAAATGGGTTGAATCTTTTCCATAAATTGTGGAAAGATGCTATAGATGGAAATAATGATTATGTACCGACAGAGATAACTTGGGATCAAGTTCCAGGAAGAGACGAATCTTGGAAGAATCTACAAATTGCGCAACTCGGAGAACATGGATTTAGACAAGAATTCGGAAATGAATTTCTTGGATCTTCGAATACTCTAATTTCTGGATATAAATTGCAATCTCTAACTTGGGAAAAACCAAAATTAGATTCTGATTCTTTAATTATTTTGGAAGAACCTATTCAAAATCATAATTATGTAATTTCAGTAGATTCTTCTAGAGGAGTCGAAAATGATTATTCAGTTGCAATTGTTATCGATACAACACAAATTCCATATAAAATAGTTGCAAGATTTAAAGATAATACAACTAGACCAATACTTCTACCGAATATCATTGTTGATTTGGCAAAGAAATATAATATGGCATTTTTGTTAATAGAAAGAAATACAGTAGGTCAAACAGTTGCAGAATCCTGTTATTGGGATTTAGAATATGAAAATATATTCACAACTATTCCAGGAAAATCTGGACAAGAATTACGATCATCATTTTCAAAATCAAATAAAATCGGTGTTGAAATGACTTCACAAGTGAAAAGATTGGGTACTTCTATTCTAAAAACGCTTGTTGAAGAAGATAAGTTAATTAATTATACAGAAGATATTGTTAATGAATTATATTCATTTATTAATAAACATGGTTCTTGGGGTGGAGAAGCAGGAAAACATGATGATCTTGTTATGTCTTTAGTGTTGTTTTCTTGGGCGACAAACCAATCTTTCTTTAAAGAAATAACAAATTCTGATTTAAGAAAATCGTTTTTCGATTCACAGGAAGAATCTGTAGAAGAAATCTATTCTTTTGCTGGAATTACTACTGGATCTGAAGAAGAAACTGCAGATAATTCTTGGTTAATTTAGAAAACCTTTTTTTTATAAATATAACTAGAAATATATATTCGAAAGAATAAAAACCTCTCAACAAGGAGAAAAATAATGGCTTTTCAGCTTAGTCCAGGCGTAAATGTTTCTGAAATCGATTTAACAACTACGGTTCCTGCAGTTGCAACTTCAATTGGAGCAATTGCTGGCGCTTTCCAATGGGGCCCAGTTTTAGAAATAAGAACAATTTCTTCAGAAATTGAATTAATAGATACTTTCTTTAAACCAAATACCACTGTTGCAGATACTTTCTTTTCTGCAGCAAATTTCTTACAATATTCTAATGCTCTTAGAGTTGTTAGAAATGTTGGTACTGATGCTAGAAATGCAACAAATGGCGCTTCTGGTATTTCCGGATTGACTATTGCAAATGCTGGTGTGTCAAATAATATGGCACCAGGAACTTTTGCATTATCATTTACTGGAGCAGGTTCTGGTGCTGCTGGTACTGCAACTATATCTTATGGTGCAACAGGAG